GTGTCTATAAAAAATAATATTCTATTAAGATTTCAAATAATCTTATTTCCAAAAACAAATTTAAGGAGAAAACAAATGGCAAAATCAGATTTGCTAAAAGAAGCAATTGCGGATGCTAAAGCTGTTAAAGAAACTGCGTTAGCTAATGCTAAGATCGCTCTTCAAGAAGCGTTTCAACCAAGAATCAAAAGCATGCTCGAAACTGAGTTAATCGGTGAGCTTGAAGATGAGGAAATGGGCATGGAAGAACCAATGGATGACATGGAACCAGAAATGGGCATGGATGACATGGGTGATGAAATGGGCGCAGAAGGTGAACCAATGGATGTTGGTGATATCGAAATTGATACTGACATGGACGGTGAAATTGACTTTACTGGTGACATTATGTCAAAACCAGGAATGGATGCAGAACCAGAAATGGATATGGAACCAGAAATGGAACCAGAAATGGATATGGATGCAGCTATGGGTGATGACGCAGGTGACGAATTAGGCATCGAAGAAATCATCAGAGAGTTAGAAGAAGATCTACATTCAGAAGAAATGGAAAACGAAATGTATGTAAATGCAGAAGAAGAAATGGACGATGATGTAGATATGGTAGCAGCAGGAATGCGTAATGAAATGGATGACCCTAAAGCACACACCGATGGTATTGAACTTTCTGAATCTATTGACGATTTAATTGAAGCAATCTTAGCAGAAGAAGAGGATGAAAATCCAAAAGAAAACCGAGGAGACGCTAAAAAGAAAAATGAAGAGATGAAAGACAAGAAAGACGAAGAGATGAAAAACGAAGATAATTGTAAGACTAAAAACGAAGAGTTAAAAGAAACTCTTGGTGAAGCTTATGACACCGTGTCTCATCTTAAATCAGTCATCAACGAAGTTAATCTTTTAAACGCAAAACTTCTTTACACAAACAAATTGTTCCGAAACTTTGATCTTAACGAAGGTCAGAAAATGAAAGTGATTGAAAACTTTGATAGAGCTGGTAACACAAGAGAAGCAAAATTGGTATTTGCAACTTTAGCAGAATCATTCCATAAGCCTAAGCGAGGAAAGAAAATTGTTAAAGAGTCAAAATCAATGGCATCTAAACCTGTTGCATCAACTGCTCCAAGCAAAGAAACAACACAAGTATTGACAGAAGGCTTTGAACAAGCCAACCGTTGGAAAAAACTAGCGGGTTTAATTAAATAATTTTAAAAAAAGGAAATAAAAAATGAGCCTTAATTCATTATTACAAGATCCTAACGATTCTCAAAGAAGCGCAGCGAAAGCACACGTTAACAAATGGGAAAGAACGGGTCTATTAGAAGGTCTTTCTAGTGAGACTGAAAAAGCCGGAATGGCACAATTGCTTGAAAACCAAGCAAGACAACTAGTAAAAGAATCATCTGCTACAGGTACAGCAGCAGGTTCTGAGGAATGGGCAGGAGTTGCTCTTCCATTGGTACGAAGAATCTTTGCTGAATTTGCAGCAAAAGAATTTGTATCAGTACAACCAATGAACTTGCCATCAGGTCTAGTATTTTACTTAGACTTTAAATATGGTACAGCTCGTCCAGGGTTTGATGATGACAACACAGATGTCCCAGGCGACAATGGGCATCCATTTGGATCTCCAGAAGCTGACGATTCAATGTTTGGTGTCACTAACCTAGAAGGCGATCCAACCGGTGGTCTTTATGGTGCAGGTAGATTTGGATATTCAATTCCAAATGACAGCGAAGCATTAGCAGCAACGATGGCAACAACTGGTTCGGCAGGTGGTCTGCTTGTTGGAAATCCTCCATCGAGTGCATCATTGAACTTTGATTCTGCATTTACTGCTAATTCTTTACAGTATATGACATTGGAAATTAATTGTCCAACTGATGCTGATAAATTAGCTGTACGTTCATTTACAATAAAATCAGGGTCAGTAGGTACAGAAATTATTCCTGTACAGGCATTCTCAACTATCAATGCTAATTATACTGCATCATTTGTTGTTCTTGCATCACAAGCAGTTGCTATTCAAAAAGCAATCGATGCTGGTGTTACTAACGGATTGTCGTTAGAGTATAGTAAAGCTCCAACGGATACTACAAGAGGTGACTTCGAAGATACGAAGCCATTTAAAGGTTCTGGTGCTGATAGCGGTATCAATAAAGGTTCCGATATTGACATTCCAGAAGTTAACTTGGAACTTCAAAGTGAGCCAATCGTTGCTAAGACGAGCAGGGGTCCTTGTTCTAATGTCTGAGCTGAGCAGAAGCTACCTGACGCCTCACGGTGGATGGTGGATTCGTGCATGGCGAGGATTGACGGACAAGGAACGCCCTTCGCGGGGCTTTCCCTGTGCAGCGTAGAGGCAGAAGCAGAACAGGCTCTGTTTTATGAAACACTTAAAAACCCAGCGCTTGCTGGCCGTGTACTGCACAATAACTTGATGTATCAGGATCCAAGCGATGGC